GGATATCAAAGCCTTGGAAGAGGTAGAGTCATGACACAGTTACAGAGTGTGCAACCCTGATACGGCCGTCACTTCGTTAAGCATATTCGGTCGGGACGATGGTCTAACGGCAAAACCAAACTAAAGGAGAACTGAATATGTGGCAATTAAGAATATATGACCGGAAGCATTTCTGGGATGGGAATTACAACCTGATGGAGCTAGTTAAAGAGGTTGACGGAGAACTTGATACAGATTGCATTTTTGAGATAGACGGTAAAACTTATCGGTGGTGCGCTTGTAGTCCTGGAGATAAGGTGTACGGAATCCAAGAGATCATAGTGAACACTGACCCAGAAGAACAATATGGAGAGTTCACCTGTCCTTATTGCAATTCAGTAGATGACGATGCTTGGGAAAGAAGTAGCGATACAGAAGAAATCGAATGCGGTAGTTGCGGATCACAAATTGAGTATGAAAGACATTATGAAGTCTCATACACAGTTACACCTGTAAAAATGGTTGAGGTTGTAAAGCTTTAGTAAAGCATTTAAGGGGATAGTACCTCTCTCCCTACCTAAAAGGAGTGTAAAGGATATGAGACAAATTAAATTCAGAGCGTGGGATACAGAAACCAATGAAATGAGTTACGACTTTTCAGATAGGAATTGGCTAAAAGTATGTATTGAATCCCCATATGTTGAGCTCATGCAATACACAGGACTCCAAGACCATAACGGTAAGGACATATGCGATGGTGACATAGTTTTTGCAGATTCCAATGAATACTCCTACATCGTCAAATTCGGAACATATCCAAACGAACATGACAAGGAATACGAATGCACCGGTTGGTATGCGGAACTTATAGGCAGTGATTACAAATGCTCATTACAACTGACAGAAGGATTAGAAGTCATTGGCAACATCTATCAGAACCCTGAACTGTTGGAGTTGACCCCTAATGAGTGAACAACCTGAACTCTGCAAAAGGTGCGGAATCGAAATAGGTGACACTGATATCTGCTTAGACATGTGTGACTGGTGCGCTATGGAAGATGGCACATTAGATCCTAGAGATTGGGGAGGTAATCCCTAATGAGTAGAGACCCAAGAGACTGGCAAGCAGATATGAAGATAGCTCAACAGTTAGAATCGTGGAAGATTGATCCGGGCGGTGTTGAAGATGGTGCGGCATTTTACACTATTGAAAAGGATGGAATTCAAACGATTATACATGCTGATAACATGCTTGAAGTGGATGTTGAGTTGCTAGGATTATCTATACAAGCCCTTCCCTACTGGCTCCAAGAAGCCTCAAAGTTGGCGTCAGAATTTGCATATGCAAAACAACAGGCTATCGAGTGGAATAATAAGGCGGTATCAGAGAAAGAACGTGCAGACATTGCAGAAGCTAATGTAAAAAAACTAAAAGAAGATAACGCACGTTGGCTATGTAAACACACCACAGCAGAGCAAAAGTATCTTACTCAGTCTAATGTGATAGCGGAGTTGAGGGGACGAGCTGAGAAGGCAGAAGCAATGCACAAAGAATGGATGGAAGCTTATTGGTCTCTACATGCAAAATACCAAGCTATTAACCTCTTAGATATGGAGGGTAATGGTAATGTGTAAATGCCTAAAAGAACTAGCCAGTCAACATTCCAAAAGTAGTCGCCAGAACCGCAGGGATGCAGAGGTTCAAACAAGTGTGAATATTAACATCACAATCAGACCCTATACATTTGATGATAAAAAGGGTGCTCGGCTATCCAAAACGGTGATACACAAGGATATCCCACCTAAGTTCTGTCCGATCTGTGGTAAAAAGGTGCATGGGTACCAAGAAGCCAACTCTGTGGGGTCCAGAGCATGACTGAAACTGTAACAGCTAAAACCTTTTGGGTATGGACGGACAAGGCGGCAACGAAGAATCCAGCGCACAGCCGATCAGGAGAACCAATATGGGATGATTCGCGTTATGAAGCACCTAAGCAATGGTTAACAGATGGATTGATTCAAGATGCTGAAGATGTGGACAAGGAAGGTCAAATGAGCATATTCGATTTAATGGGGTGACCACATGGACAATGAAGTATTTCAAATCGCTTTCCCAGGTATGACAATTGACGAGTGTGCAACCTTTGAAAAACTGGAAAAAGAGTTGAAAACGGCATTTTTATATAAACGATTAGGATTTATTCGCAGGGAAGCAGTAACCACGCCATCATATACTGTAAACGAAAGTGGAACTAACTCAGTACGTGCGGTATCTAACCAAACAGAGAGTATAGCCATTCATAACATAGATGGTGAAGATAGGTCCAAACAAACGTATGAACGTGTGACAAGGTCTATATCAGGTCTTAGGTATGAAGTATACAGGAACATAATAACTGTAAGGTACATGAATGAAACAGAGCAGTCAGACATCAGTGCATGGATGACTTTGAATATGTCCGAGCGTGATTATTACAGGAAAAAACGTGAAGCTATGAGTGAGTTAGCGTATGCCTTGAGGTTAGAAGTGGTTGTTGAATAGCAGACACAAACTACCAACAAATAAAAATCGAAAGGTTGATGAAAATGAAAAAGAAATTCGCAACAATGGTTGTAGGTCTTATGGTAATTATCTTAGCAGGATGTACTGAGGCAGATACCGTATCTCACAATCTATCAAAGTCGGCAGATTCATTTGAAGTACAAAGACGAGTAGTATTCTTCAATGGCATAACGGACAAATATCTCCTTACTGTTGAAGGGCTATGTTCACTTAACACTGATAGTACAAATAAGCTAACTGTCACTTGTAAGGTTGGAGAGAGTCAATACAAGAAGCATTATTTAGGATTAAGTGACAACGTAAGCTACTTCGTAGAACAAACTGATGCAAAATATGAAAATGCTTATCATTACAAAGTATTATTTAGACCAGAAGCGATCATTCCTGATATAGATTTACAGACAAGTAAATAAATCTTGGCAGGATATTGGCAGGAACTTGGCAGGGAATTAGGATATAACAGATATATAATGTAATTGTAGGTAATTGAGGTTGGACACCAAAGAGATATGAATATCTCAACTCTAAAGCGGTCAAGTCAGTAATGAATAGGCTTGATACCGACTTAATATGCTATTGGTGAAATTCCAATCCATTACCTACAAATCAAATCAAATACCCTACAATATATTGCGATGAATAAATTTTAGGGGGATTACAGATAAGGCATCAGGTCTATGGACTTGGTGTCTTTTAATATTTAGCAAAACATTACATAAAGGATGGTGAATCGAATGTCTAAACAAAGTGAAAGTAAAAGCGGAAGTATAGGAGCGCTAGGTTTATTGGGGATAGTGTTTGTGACACTCAAACTAACAGGCGTGATCAATTGGTCATGGTGGTGGGTGACTGTTCCGTTTTGGGGTGGCATTGCATTAGGGGTTGTTATTCTGTTGATTTGTATATTGGCAATTGGAATAGGTGAAGCGAGCAAGAAGGGGTGGAGGTAATACATACGAGACAGAAGGTAGCCGAGGCATTCAATGTGCCTATAAGCTTACTGGGTGAAGTGGGTAACCAATTCGAAACGCCTGACCACACCTTATACATTGAAGTTAGACCAGTGATGGATAACATATGCGGCACAGAGGATGACATACGGAAGAACATGGTTGATTGGAACGTAAGGAAAGGGGGCATGAGATTATGAACCAATCACTATACAAGACACCAAGATGGAAACGTAAGAGAGTTACTATCCTAAGACGTGATGAATACATGTGCCAGCAAAGTAAGCGGTACGGTAAGACTGAACCAGCTACAACGGTGCATCACATATACCCATTAGAGATATACCCAGAGTTAGCATTGATAGATTGGAATCTAGTATCTCTATGCGATAAGCAACATAACGCAATGCATGACAGGACATCACATGAGATGACTGCATTAGGTATGGAGTGGCAAGAGAGGGTAAGAGGTAAGTTCGAAGAGTGGAGGGATAGGCGTGAAGGGTGACGTATTGTTCAAGTGCGATAATTACCACGGGTTCGTCGTGAGTGATGCAGACATGCGTATTGGAGTAGATGGAATGAACTGCATTGAATGCGGTGAGCGTTGTTATCCTATGGGGCTCGCTGAGTGGTATCCATTAGCAGGGTTGAAGAGGTACACAAGAAGTAAGGTCAAAGATCCACTGTTAACTATAAGTGTATATGACCTTAATAGCGTGCCAGTCGTTACATACAAAGGGAAAGAGATAGAAGGGAAGATATCAATCTCTTATGACTGGTTGACTAGGAGTGTTGGAGAGGACGGAGGTCATAGCATATGTATCAAACACTGCACAAACGATCACGGTGCACCTTCTGTCGATACAATTACATTGAACAGATGGGACAACCCCCCCTCTATTTGAATCAAACCTAGACGACACAGGGAACGGTAAGGGTAGCCTTTTCCAATAGAGCAGTTCTCCAAAAACTTTTTTTGGGAGGTGATGACATGGCAAAGATAGAAAAAATAGAAACCACCAGAAAAAAAGCGGTGGCCGATATGAAAGCATTAGGTGTTTATAAGCCGCAATACGATCAAATAATAGACATTTATTCAGACTTGGTTTATCAGTACCAAATGGCAAATAACGACTTTGAAATATGTGGCTATATATACGAAACCGAAACAGCAGCAGGCGGAACAAAGAAGTCGGCAATTGTTTCGACACTTGAAAATTTACGCAAGGATATACTGGCATACTCAGATCGCTTGTGTCTCAACCCCAAAGCTTTGGAGAGTGTAACTGTTGAGACAAAAAAGAAATCAAAACTTGCGGAAGCGTTAGGTGCATTAGGTGGCTAAATATAAAAACCACGATGATGTTATGGAGTATGCCAATAGCATTGTCGAAGTTCGCAAAGTAGCCAATAGGGAAACAATACAAATGTGTCAACGGTTCCTTGATGATCTCAAAAATACTGCTTATGACTTCAATCCTAAAGATGCTGAATTTGTAATAGGGATAATCGAAAAAACATTCGTTCATCAAAAGGGCGAAGATATGGAGGGTTACCCATTACGAGGTAAGCCTTTTTTGTTGCAGCCATGGCAAAAGTTTGTGGTCTACAACCTATTAGGTTTTTTTCATACAGGAACTATTATGAGACGTTTTAAGGAAGCTTTTATAATGTTACCCCGTAAGCAAGGCAAGACACCATTCATGAGCGCCTTGGCTTGGGGTTTGGGATTGTTGGAGAGGAAGTCTGGTGCTGAGGTTGTAATTGTTGGGGCGTTGCTAAAACAAGCCTTGCAAGGATTTAACTTCCTACTTTACAACGTTAATGAAATGGGAGAATCCGAAAGTTTCCGCATCCTAGACAACAACCAAGAACATAGCATCAGTGGAGAACTGGCAGACGGGTACATGCGGATTGAAACCATAGCTGGTAATAGTGATCGTATGGACTCATTAAATACCTTGATACAGATATTGGACGAGCTGCACCTATACAAAAGCGCTAGTCAATACAACACGATCAAAGAGTCAGGGAAAGCTTATCGCAACAGCATGTGCATTGGCATAACTACCGCTGGCGACAACATGACTTCCTTTTGTTATAACAGGAAAGTTTATGCAAAGAAAGTGTTGCTTAAGACGGTCACAGATGAACAATTGTTTATCTTTATAGCCAAAGCAGATGAAGACCCTGTAACGGGCGAAGTGGATTACACAAGCGCAATTGAGCATGAGAAAGCCAATCCAAATTACAACATATCTGTATCTGGTCACGAATTAATGAATGATGCGATGCAAGCGCAGAATGATCCGCAACAACGTAAGTCGTTTTTAGCTAAGTCACTCAATAAATACACGTCTGCTATGCGCTCGTACTTTAACATTGACGAGTTCCAAACATCGGATCGAAAACATGATTGGACTTTGGAAGAGTTAGCTAAGTTACCGATTGATTGGTTTGGTGGAACGGATTGTTCCAAGCTTCATGACCTATCGGCTAACGCATTGGTGGGTGAATATAACGGTATTCAAATCATTATAACTCACGCGTTCTTCCCTATCGTGATGGCCCACCGTAAAGCGGAGGAAGATAATATACCACTATTCGGTTGGAAAGATGATGGCTCGCTGACGATGTGCAACACACCAATTGTAAACTATGACGATCTTGTCCAGTGGTTTGTAAGTATGAAAAAGAAGGGCTTTAAAATAAAGCAAGTCGGATTTGATAGAAAGTTTGGACAAGACTTCTATCTAGGTATGAAAAAACAAGGGTTTAAAGTAGTGGACGAACCGCAATTTTTTATGCACAAGTCGCAAGGGTTTAGGCAAATAGAACAGAAGGCAAAGGAAGGTAAGTTGTATTACTTACACTCCCAAGCTTATGAATACTGTGTTCAAAACGTTCACGCCATAGAAAAGGCTGACGATGCAATCCAATATGAGAAGGTTATGCCCACTCAAAGGATTGACTTATTTGACGCTTCTGTATTTGCTACTGTGAGACTAATAAAGAGTAAAGAAAAAGCAGGTAGCGCTAGTCAATGGCTGAATGGGTAGAGGGGGTGAATAAATGAGTATTTTTGACAGGTTTAAAAAGCGTTCCAGTAACATCATGCAGATACCTCTCGCACTCGGAGATGTGATTACACCGGGCTACACCAGATTATCTGACAATCCCGACGTTCGAATAGCAGTAGACAAAACAGCCGACCTCGTTTCCAACATGACCATCCATCTAATGGAAAATACAAAGGAAGGCGACAAGCGCGTTCGCAATGGTCTGTCACGGAAAATAGACATTGAACCGCATCGGAATATGACACGCAAAGGGTGGGTTCATAAGATCGTTACAGACTTATTGCTGCACGGTGATGGTAACTCTATTGTCCATATTGGAGTGGATTCCGACACCGGACTCATAAGCGACTTAACACCATTCCAAATGATGGCCGTTAATTACGAAGATGTAAACGGTGACTACTTAATTAATTATAACGGCGATGATTACAAGCCGGATGAAGTGGTTCATTTTGTATTGAATCCGGACCCTAACCGTCCATATAAAGGTACTGGTTACCGTGTGATCTTAAGGGATATTGTGAAGAACCTAACGCAAGCTGATAAGACAAAAAACAGCTTTATGAGTGGCAAGTACATGCCCTCTCTCATCATATCTGTGGACGCTATGACCGAAGAATTAACGAGTGAAGCCGGGCGAGACGCCATCATGAAAAAGTATATTTCCGAAACGGATGGTGGCGGTAAACCGTGGATCATCCCGGCTGACATGCTTAAGGTAGAACAAATCAAACCATTGTCACTTAAAGATATTGCGATTATCGAAGGTGTTGAATTGGATAAAAAGACCGTTGCTGGGCTCATAGGAGTGCCAGCTTTCTTTTTGGGCGTTGGTGAGTTTACTAAGGAAGAATATAACAACTTTATCAACACGCGAATCTATTCCATCGGACAAATAATATCTCAGACGCTGACAAGGGATTTGTTATATGACCCTAATTGGTTCTTTCGGACAAACCCGCGAAGTCTATTCAGTTACAACTTAACTGAAATGGTTGAAGCAGGAACTAAAATGGTTGACCGTAACGCGATGCGAAGGAATGAATTGAGAGATTGGGTTGGTTTGGATCCAGACGAAGAAATGCAAGAACTCATCATCTTAGAAAACTATATCCCTGCTGGCATGCTTGGTAGCCAAAGTAAATTAAAACAAACTAAAAATGATTGAAGGGTGGTGAGAAGATGAAGAAAAAGCACATACATTTCATGTCTGAATTAAAAACCCGCGCGAGTGAAAATGAAGGGCAAGCCATCATCGAAGGGTATTTTATTGTTTACAACCAAGAAACCGAATTATGGCCAGGAGCATTCGAAGAAGTTGCGCCAGGGACATTTGAAGCTAGCTTGAGAGATTCAGACATTATGTGTTTGGATAACCATGATAGTCGCATTGTGCTTGGCTCGATAGGCAGTAATACGCTCGAATTGAAGTCAGATGACAAAGGAGTGTGGGGGCGCGCCATTATCGACTTAGAAGATCCTAACGCCAAGAGTGCCTATCGAAAGGTGGAAACTGGGAAAGTGCGTGGTTGTTCATTTGGTTTTTACCCAACAAAAGAAGAACGAATCGAACGCGAAGATGGAACTATGAAATGGCGAATCACAGAAGCTGAATTAATCGAAGTGTCCATAACCGCATTCCCACAATACACACAAACAGAAATCGCCGCACGTCAAAAAGATATTGAAACGATTAAAAAACAAAAATTAGAACAGCGCAAACGCGCGCTAAAGGAGCGAATCAAAAATGCCTAATCCAGTATTGATCGGAGCAAAGTTAAATTTAAAGCGCAGCAACTTACTAACGGTAGAAGAAAGAATTGCGGGCCTATTAATCAAACGAACTGAGCTAGAAACATCTATTGACGGCATCGAGAACGAAGAAGATCTAACAGCAGTAGAAGCGAGCGTCAAAGAAAATGACGGCGCAATCGAAGCTACTGAAAATGAAAAAACTTCTTTGGAAGAAGAAATTGCAGGGCTCGAAACAGAGCTAGAAGCATCGAACCGCAAGAAACCAAAAATGGGAGGTAAAAGAAATATGCCAAATCAAATTGAAACGCGTGATGCAATTAATGCGTTTGTACGATCTAAAGGTGCCATTCAAGAGCGTGCGGGATTTACATCTGTAGAGGGCGGGGCGTTAATTCCGGTCGAGTTGCTGCCAGCTAGAAAAGAACTTGTGGACGTTTTAGACCTCACTCAATATGTTCGTAAGGTTCCAGTTAATCGTGGATCAGGTAAATATCCAGTGATTTCAAAATCAAAAGGAAAGTTCGTATCGGTTGCGGAACTTGCCAAAAATCCAGAACTAGCAAAACCAACAATCACTGAGATTGCTTATGACATCGTGACATACCGTGGATACATTCCGGTATCACAGGAAGTTATTGACGATGCAGATTATGACGTTGCCGGATTGATCGCAGAGGACATTCGCGACCAAGACCTGAACACGAAGAATGCACAGATTGCCACAATCCTTAAAACGGCAACAGCTAAGGCGGTAACTGGTCTTGATGGGATCATTACAATGTTTAACAAAGACTTTAAGCAAGTGTATAATACTAAGGCGTTTGTGTCCTCATCTCTATTCAACGTGTTGGATCTACTTAAAGATAAGCAGGGTCGTTACTTGCTGCAAGATGATATTACAGTTGCATCAGGAAAGCGTATCAAAGGTAAAGAAGTGGTCGTTCTTGATGATGATGTAATCGGCACAGCGGACGGCAATTTAGTTGGGTTCTTCGGTGACGCCTACGAATTTATTACACTGTTTGACCGCAAACAAGCGTCTGTAAAGTGGACTGACAACGATGTATACGGTCAACTGTTGGCTGGCTTTGTGCGCTTTGATGTCAAGAAAGTTGATGCCGTTGCTGGGTACTATGTGACGTTTACACCAGAAATCTAAATGATGTGTGTCGGGCGGTTTGATAATCGCTCGACTATTTTATTAATAGGGAGGTAAAGGGCTATGTACAAAGTTACACAGAGTTTTTACTGTCTAGTGGAAGAAAAACAATATTCCAAGGGCGAAGATTACAACGGTAAACGAAGTGATAAGTTAGTCGCATTGGGCTACATCAAAGAAGAAGTAAAAGAAATTGAAGAAGAAGTAATTGAAGAAGCTGAGGAAGATAAACCGAACAAAAAAGGCAAGAAAGCCGACGAGGTGATTAAATGATGGATATCACAGTCATTGTTAGTTTAATCAAAGAGCGTTTAGGCATTAGAACAACGGTTCGTGATACCTACTTAACCGCAATTGCAGAAAGTGTTGTAAAAGAACTTGAAGATGAAAAAGGATTAGTGTTAGAGGGCGCTAACTCCTATCATCTTATGTTTGTTGTTGATTACACCACATGGAGGTATAAAAGCGCAGGGGATAGCTCAACGACTTTCACAGGTCAACCGCTATCGATGCCGAGACACTTACAATATCGTTTGCACAATCTAATGATTCATGTGGGCGGTGGCACAAGTGTCCTATGATCATGAGTTGACGCTTATCGGAGCTACTAGTTATGAAGAAGACGAGTGGGGAAATCAAATTCCCGTGCCAAAAGAAACAACCATCCTTTGTGCTTTAAAATCAATCGGACGAACTGAATTTTATAACGCCGCCGCTAACGGTTTGCGTCCTGAACTTATATTTACAATCCATGCTTACGAGTACAACAATGAACAAGCCATCAAGTTTGAAAGCAAAAATTACCGAGTGATGCGAACATATGCAGTCAGTTTTGAAGAGTTAGAATTAACCTGCGAGAAGGTGGCTGCCGATGGGTAATATCTCCATTGATGATCTAGCCAATGAAATCACAAACGCTGTCAGAGAGTATACAGAGGACGTGAGCGAAGCCATTGCGGAGAAGGTCGAGTCTGTTTCTGACGATGTTTTGAAAGATACCATTGCCAATGCTCCAAAGGATACAGGTAAGTACGCTAAAGGGTTCAAAAAATCTAAATTTGATGGTCAGGGATTCACGAAGCGAACCATTTGGAACAAGAAGTACTATCGCATTGTCCACTTGAACGAATATGGTCACGCAATCAAGGGTGGTGGTCGAGTGTCAGGCAAACCGCATTTAAGACCGTCTTATGATCAACATGCCGCATCTTTGCCTGACGACATCAAACGGATCATCAAGAATGGCGGTGGACAATGACGCAACAGGAATTATTAATAGCACTTAAAGCTGTAGGGCTACCAGTTGCCTATGGTTCTTTTGCGTCTGCCGTTACTCCACCATTTATCACATATCAATTTGCTTATGGATCTGACTTGATTGCTGACAACATCAACTATGCAAAGATCAGAAACTTTCAGATTGAGTTGTATACGGTCAAAAATGATCCACCAACCCAGAAGTTAGTTGAAGACAAGCTAGAAGAACTCCAACTGCCATATTCCAATATCGAAACATGGTTGGATGCTGAAAAAATGTATCAGATTTTATACGAAATACAAATCATAGGGGGCTAATAAATGTCTAATAAAGTAACGTTCGGTTTCAGAAAGGTTCACATCGCTTTTTTTGATGATGTCAATCTTCCAACTTGGGAAACTCCTAGTTCAGTACCAGGTGCGGTGCGGTGGACACCTTCTGTTGTGGGTGAATCTAGTCCGTTTTATGCTGATGACATGACATATTATGTTGTGGATACGAACAACGGATACACGGCAGAATGGGAACTCGCCAACTTGCCTGATGTTATCAAGGCGAAAATGTTAGGTTGGGAAATTGATGACAATGGAATGATTGTTGAAGTCGCAGACGGTAAACCTAAAAAATTCGCTATCATGGGTGAAGTGCAAGGCGATCAACGTAACCGCAGATTTGTATATTATGATTGCCAAGCATCGCGCCCGGCGAAAGAACGTACAACGAAGGCTGATTCAACCACACCAACTACGGATGTGCTCTCTATAACAGTTTCACCGATTGAAATCGGAGGAAAGATGGTCGTTATGGGAGACTTAGAACTTAGTGATACTAATTCAGCAGCTTTCAATGCATTCTTTACAACTGTAACAACTCCTACATTCGGGGCAGTGAGTAAAATAGGTTTAGCGGCTACAATCGCACTAGCCGGAAGCCTGACACAAGCGACATATACTGTTGACTCATGGACTGTACTTGCATCTGCAAAAGCAACAGCAACTGCAGTTAATACAAATACTGGCGCTGTACAAGGTCAAATTGATGCGGCTGACAAAGCATTGGAACTTGCCGTTATCGGACTGGTGGTGAAATAAATGAGAGAACTAAAAATCGGTGAGCAAACAGTTAAAGTTAGGGCTACCCCCCTAGCTCTTTTGTTTTATAAACAGGAATTTAAAACGGATCTATTAGGCGACCTAATGAAGATGGAGAAGTTAGCAAACGACCCTTCGCAACTCGACACATTGGCTATGCTTCAACTCGTTTGGGCCATGGCTAAAGCAGATGCGTTCGGAACGACATTCCCAAACTTTGAAGGTTGGGTTGCTACGTTGGAAAGTATAGATATTTCCGATCCTCAATTCATCGTGGCTGCCATGGAGGAAGCCGCTGACGGCTTTTTTCGTTCCGGAGTCAAAGGGGCACTCAAGTAAAGCTAAACCAAGGGATGAACGAGTTGAAATATCCCTGTTAGCACTCGGCAAGAAGGTCGGGCTGAGCTTTGCAGAGATTAACGAACTTAGATCAACGGATCTTATTGACCTTGCAAGAAGCTTCACAGGGGCAGAGGACGACACGCCGCAAGAAGCTACACAGGACGACATTGACTCGTTTTACGGATAGGTGGGTGACAAACGTGATCAAAATGACGTGTGACGAAGGTTGTAACGAAGAATTCATTCTAATAAGTCTTGGAACTGAGCAAGTAAAAGATGATGTTGAAAGAGTTGGTTTTTCTTGTCCTCATTGCGGGAAAGTTTATATATCACATTACTCAAATGATGAGATTAATAAGCTTAAGGACGATCTTTCCAAAGCCCTTAAGAAATCCCGAAAGCGTAACTTATCAAATTATCTGATTAAAAAATTTGAAAAACAAGTTAACGACATACAAGCGCAAATTAAAACCACTAGCGAAAACTTACGAAAAGAAATTGAAGCGAGTTGATGTTATATGGAAAAGGTGAAATGCCCTCATTGTGATCAAACCTTATTCAATGCGCGCTTGGCAGATATCGAAATCAAATGTCAACGTTGCAAAAAGATTATAACCGTAAAAATACAAGAACAGAGCGAGCCACACGTTAAGTAGTGAGCCAATGCCTGTCTTTTTTTATTTTAAAAAAGGCAGGTGGTAATCTTGGCAGAAACAATAAAAGGTATCAACGTTGTTATTGGATCGGATACAACAGCACTAACAAAAGCCTTGGGTGATGTGAACAAAAAGAGTAGGGATATTGCTACTGAGTTAAAAGCCGTTGAAAAGCTTCTTAAATTAGATCCTGGTAACACCGAGCTATTGGCACAAAAACAAAAACTGCTTGCCGACGCAGTAGCTAACACAAGTACCAAGTTAAGCTCATTAAAAACAGCGCAAGAACAAGTCAATGAACAGTTTGCAAAAGGCGAAATAAGTGAAGGGCAGTATAGAGCATTCCAACGTGAGATAGCCAAGACAGAACAAGAGTTGCAAGGGTTTGAGGGTAAGTTATCTAGTACTGGTGCACAATTAGATACATTTGCTGATAAGACGCAAAGAGCTGGCGAGAAGATTTCATCCGTCGGTGAGGGCATGAAGAATACTGGCGAAAAGATGACAAGGACTTTAGGTCCTGCAGCATTGGCTATCGGCGGTGCCCTTGGTGTTGCCGTTAAATCGGCAGCAGATTTTGATACATCGATGCGAAAAGCTGGAGCCATTGCAGGTGCAACAACATTAGAGTTTGAAGCTATGAGAGCATCGGCTTTAGATCTAGGGGCTACAACATCACTTTCAGCAAGCGAAGTTGCCGAAGCGATGACAGAAATGGCGGCGAAAGGTTTTACAGCCAACCAGACCATTGCCGCAATGCCGGGTGTTATATCAGCCGCCGAAGCATCGGGTGAATCGTTGGCACTTGCAGCGGATACCGTTGCAACAGCTCTTAACATTTGGGGGCTAGAAGCGTCTGAATCTTCACGGGTTGCTGACGTATTGGCAATGAGTGCGAATGAATCAGCCGCTGGTATTGATGATTTAGGGCAAGTTATGAAATATGCTGGTGGTCCGGCGGCGACGCTTGGAATAAGTCTTGAAGAATTAGCCGCTGCCGCTGGTATTATGGCTAATGCAGGGTTAGACGGATCAAACGCAGGGACAGCATTGAGAGCGTCACTATTAGCATTGCTCAGTCCCGCGAAAGAACAAGGCGCAATGATGGAAGCAATGGGATTTTCTATGATCGATAGCGCTGGTAATGCGAAATCATTGTCTGAAATCATTCGCGATATGACAAAAGCGACAGAGGGCATGACGGACGCCGATAAGGCTGCTACTTTAAGTAAGCTTGTTGGTCGAGAAGCCGTATCTGGTTTCTTATCATTAATGAAATCAGGATCTGCAGAAATCGACAAGATGACAACATCCCTTAAAAACAGTGGTGGAGCATCAGCCGAAGCCGCCGCTAAGATGAAAGCAGGAATAGGCGGAGCGCTAGAAAATTTAAGCGGAGCTATTGATTCTTTTGTTATCACAGTAGGTGATCAACTTGTACCTATCGTGCAACAAACAGCTGGTTGGATCACTGAACTGGTAAATAAATTCACCGCCTTACCTGAACCTATTCAACAGTTTTTGGTTGTCGGACTAGCTATTGTCGGTGTCTTAGCTGCCGTCGGGGCGGTAATTGGCATTGTCCTCATAGCAGTTGGGTCAATGATGACAGCAATAGGGCCATTAATAACTGCTATTGGTGCCGCTGGTGGCGCTACAGCAATCCTTGGTACAGTATTCGCTGCATTAACAGGTCCAATAGCCATCGTCATAGCTTCAATAGCCGCACTCGTTGCTGGGTTGATCTATTTATATAACAACAACGAGACAGTCAAAAATGCAATCATAAAAGCTTGGGAGTTTATTAAGACATCTGCAGGAGTTATTTTCAATGCAATATCAGCAGCTATCAAATTTATATTCGATGGACTCAAAGCATTTTGGGATAAGTGGGGACTCACTATCACAGAAATGTTCACAAACCTATTCGAAATCCTTAAAATAGCCTTCAAATTTGTATTTGATGTCATCTTTACGATTGTTAAAACGATATTTAATAACCTTAAAGCGTTTTGGGATATGTGGGGTACAACAATAACAGGCGTTTTTAAAACCGTATTTGAAGTTGTCAAAACTGTATTTCAGGGCGCTTGGAATAATATTAAAATCATCGTTGAAACGGTCATAGGTGTGATTTCTGGCATTATAAAAACTTGGCTAGCCCTCTTTAAAGGGGATTGGGCAGGTGCTTGGGATAGTGCCAAAGAAACGGTTGGAGCAGTGTGGGATGGCATCACAGGCATCTTCAGCAACTCATTTAAGACCATGGCTGAGGTCGGGAAAAATATCATTAAAGGTCTGATAAATGGTATCAAGAGCATGAAAGACGCTGTTGTGAATACCGCCAAAGATGTTGCTAGTAGTATCGGTAATTCCATCAAGGATTTCTTTACTATTAAATCTCCATCGCGGTTAATGATTGGATACGGAAAGAATATTGTTCAAGGGTTAGCAAATGGTATGGAAGATACCGGACAGAAAGCAGTGAACAGTGCTTTGAGTGTAGCTAATGCAGTTGCAGGGGCTATGAATCCCAATGTAGGCAATGTGGCAAACTCACAGGCAGGTATTTCAAGTAGTACAAGTGGAAATTCGAGCGTTATTAATATGGACGGCATGCTTAGTGGTGCTAACTTCTATGTTCGCAACGACAATGATAGTAAACAAATAGCAAAAGAGTTATGGGCTATGGCTCAACAAACCAACCGAGGGACAGGAGGGGCGAGAGCATGACAATTTCCATATGGCTAGATGATAAGTCCAATGTGGAATTGGGCTTTTTAGTGCGCGGTACATCCAAAAGACCTGGTCTCCCAAGTACAGTAGATCGCACCTTATCTATACCGGGCCGTAATGGCATTCGCGATTATGGAGCTGATATTGATGCCAGACAGTTCATAATCGATGGAGCGTTTAATACTCGTAACTATATAGAGTTGCAACAGCGTGTTATGAACCTTGCGGCGTATTTAGTAGATAGTTACGGTAAACCACGAACCTTGCAATTGAGGTTTGCTGAGAGACCAAATCAATATTTTAATGTCCGGTTAGTAGGAAGTTTTGATATAGATCGGATTATGGGGCTTGGCATGTTTTCGCTACCATTTACAGCCTTTGATCCATTTGCCCGAGACGCTGAAAAGATACATGAACAAACAATCGTACAGTCGCTGGAGACAATAACGATCATATCTTCCGGAAATATCCGAACAGAGCCAGTTATTACAATAACCAATACTGGCACAACTACTTTACAGAGTTTCAAGATATCAAACGAATATGAAAAAAAATAAGGAGTTGACCACATGGCAATGCAAATATCTAATTGGCTATCCTTACAGTTACTTAACGCGGCTTTACGGGGCGTAGCTTTTACATCTCCTACTACAGTTTATCTTGCATTATACACGACAGACCCAACGGCAGCAGACACAGGGCAAGAGGTTGTTGGTGGTGGTTACGCTAGGCAACTTATTACCTTTGCAGTCCCGGCGCTTGAATCTGGTAAGCAGACAGTGAAAAACAGTGCAGACATTGAGTTTGCGATAGCGAGTGCAGATTGGGGACTCGTTTCACATGTCGCACTTCGAACCGCATCAACAGGTGGTAATTTACTGTGGTCAGTGCCTTTGCCTAATGCACGAACAATACAAAGCGGTGACCGTCCAAAGTTTTTAAAAGATTCGACCCTTGTGAGGTTTTCACAATAGATAGGAGGCGGTTTGATTGGCACAACAAACAATGTATGCCCCACAACCCAACAGCACAGGCACAGAGTTGGCGACAAACATTACGAGTAGCGATACAGAGATAACAATTGTTTCTGGTAGCAGACTTCTAGTAGCCCCTAATACGCTAACGTTGGGTACGGACGATTCAGCCGAGACGATAAAATATGGGTCCAAGTCGGGGAATATCCTTTCAGGCGTTGTTCGGGGATTTGATGGCACAACAGCTAAAGGATGGAGTGCAGGCACAAAAGTTGCAAGGTACTTAAATGCTCAAGACATCTCAGCCTTACAACAAAACGTCGCGGATCATGAGGTGAAGATTTTAGATCTTAACACACAAGTAACTCAAATAACGCCTTCGAAAATAGGTGCTGAAACTCCTGAAGGGGCACAGACTAAAGTGAATGCACTAGCAGGAGTCGGAAACACCAAAACAGTTAAGCAGTTAGATGAAGCTGTTGCTGCGCATTTGGCGGATTATGTGAAGCATCCAGCAGACGGAGGCACAACAGGAGGGACAGCCACAGCCTATACCGCATCGTCAAGCCCAAACCCTGCTGAGTTTGTAGATAGGATGGGTATTGTGGTAACCGTGCATTTGGATAGTGGTGCAAATCCCTCATTAAAGTGGGGAACTCTTATCGCTAAACCTATGGTTAAGGCTGACGGC